AACCCAGAATTCTTTACCGTCATTGGCGTCGCACTTGCAAGCATCGCAGCAGCAGTTGTCGCAATCAACATCGCCATGAGCATCAACCCAATCACCGCCATCGCAATCGGTATCGGATTGGTTGCAGCAGCAGCGGTCATTGCTTACAAGAAGTTCGAAACATTTCGCACCATCGTTGACGCCTTATTTGGCGCAATAAAGTTTTACATCAACAACGTCACCATTCCGCTTTTCAAAGGATTACTCAGCGCAGCAACATTTGTCTTTGACGCAATCGCTGCCGTCTGGAATAACACCGTCGGCAAATTGGCTTTTACCATCCCAGACTGGGTTCCTTTGCTTGGAGGCAAAAGTTTTGCAATGCCAAAAATCGGTGGTGGCGGAGGCAGTAGCGGAGGCTTAACGAGCGCTCGAGCATTCGAAGAATCACAGAAGACAATCATTGAAGCCAATCCTGAGGTCTTTGCAGCACCGCCTTCGGTTGCGACATCGGCTCCTGGCAAACCACAAAACACCGCAGCACCCGCCTTTGACAACACGTCAGGCAACGCAGGCGGATTCGAGCAAGCAGGCATCGGCGGAATCGGGCCATTCAGCAACATCACCATCAACATGGACGCAGGACTCGTCTCGTCACCTGCCACAGTTGGTCAAGACATCATTGACGCCATCCTTGCAGCGCAACGCAACTCAGGACAAGTCTTTGCACCGGCGGTCACTTTCTAATGACCGTCCCCACATATCAAGTCCTTGTCGGATTCCAGACGACAACAGGATTCGGTCAACCCTTTCAACTCAACGACGCGGTCTACGGTCTACTCAACACAGGCACCCTCGGCGGACTGGCATACGCAGACCTCACCTCGCTCGTTCTGTCGGTCAACATTAAGCGCGGACGCAACCGCCAACTTGACCAGTTCAACGCAGGAACTGCACAGGTTGTATTCAATAACAACTCCCGCATCCTTGACCCGCTCAACACGGCCTCGATCTACTACCCGTTCGTATTGCCTCGCTCGCCCATCATCATCTACGCCAACGGCACCCCCATCTACACAGGCTTTGTCGAGGATTGGGACTTGGACTATCAAAACGCCAATCAGGGCAGAATGTTTGCCAGATGTGTTGACACGTTCGGCACCCTGGCAAATCAGCAACTGAACGCTTTCACCCCGTCCGCACAAACTTCAGGGTTGCGCGTAGACGCCGTCCTAGACCGTCCAGAGGTCGCCTATCAGGGCGCAAGGTCTATTGGTACAGGAACGTCTACTCTCGGGGCTTACGCGGTCTCTCAGGACACAAACGTGCTCAACTACCTCCAGCAGGTCAACACCTCCGAACAGGGCTACCTCTACACCTCAGCAGACGGAACTCTAACCTTCAAGGGGAGGTCGAGCGTTCTGAACCCCGTCGCAAATGCCTCATTCACCACAAACGGGACAGGCATCCCATACATGACCCTGGTCAACCAATACGGATCGGAACTGCTCTACAACTACATTGTGACGCAATCGCCCGCAGGCGCAGCGCAGACCAACTCGGACTCAACGTCAATCTCCCTCTATCAGGCGCAAAACTACAACCTCCTCAGTTTGCTCAACTCCACAACAACAGAAGTCAACGGTCTCGGCGCGTACCTTCTTGGCAAATACCGCAACCCCGTCGTTCGCTTCACAGGCGTCTCATGCGAACTTGCAGCTCTTACCTCAGCGCAATGGGCAACTATCTTCGCCATTGACCTGACATCAGTCGTCACAGTTCAAAAGGACTACAACACCGGAACCCCGCTGACAGAATCGCAGACCCTCATTACCTCAGGAATTGAACACAGAATCGTTCCAGGGTCTCATATCGTTTCGTACACTTTCGAGAGTACGGACGGCAACCAATACCTCACCCTTGACGATGCAATCTTCGGAACGCTTGACAACAACCTTCTAAGTTTCTAAAGGAGACACAACATGGCAATCTCGCCCAACACCAACTTCACATCTGGTCAAATTCTGACCGCTACAAATGCAAACCAATGGCCTCGAGGCATTGTTGCATACGCACAAGACACCGCAAACACCGCAATCTTTACAACAGCGATTACAACGCTTACAGCAAGCGCATTTACCGCAGTTGCAGGTCGTTATTATCGCGTAACTTACTTTGACCCAATCCTTGCTTATGTCAGCGGAACTGTGAACTTCATTGCCGGACAAATTAAAAACGGCGCAACAGTTCTACAAATTGGTACAGCACAAATCAGCGGTCAGCGTTCTTCAATGATGGTTCAATACGTCGGTACTTTCTCTGCTGGTTCCGTAACCCTTACTTCAACTATTGAAACGTCTGGCGGTGGTTCGGCTATTGGTTCGCGTTCGGCAACTGGCCCAGCGTTTATTCTTGTTGAAGACCTCGGATTGTCATAATGCGTAAAAGCCTGATTCTATTGGTTATTTGCGCATCGCTTACCGCCTGCGCAGACCGTGAACGCCACAACTGTGACACCACAAAAGCCACAGGATTCCTAGAAAGCAAATGCCCATGAAACTAGAAAAAAGACTCAGCAACGAAGAAATTAAAGCACGACTTGTTTTTGTCGTTGCGGTGACATTGTCTTTCGTTCTTGTCGTATCTGTCCTTGCCATGATCTACGGCGTTCTCTTTGTTGTGCAACCAGTCGAAGCAAGCGAGTTAGACCAAGAAATGGTCAGCATCCTGACTTATGTACTTTCCACATTGGCTGGTGCGCTTGTGGGTCTCGTCGCGGGTAACGGTCTCAAGAATCCTCCAAAGGAACCTGAAGCATGAGCAACCGCGTCTACCCGTACTACCCATCATGGGACGGCAAAGCCACTCAACCCGTAACAGCAAAACTTGTTGAACTATGTGGAAAGCGTTGGGGAACAAAGTCCCTCGGCACATACGTCAATCGTCCGATGCGCAACAACGCAGGACTATCCGTTCATGCCACCGGATACGCAGCTGACATTCAATACAAAGACGAAGCACAAGCGCGCGAAATGTGGGACTGGTTCCTTGCCAACTCAAAAGCCCTCGGACTATGCGAACTGCATTGGTACGCCTACGGCGAATACGGCGCGGGATACCGATGCTCAAGGGGCGAAGGCAAGACAGGCGTCAAGATCTACACCGCAACAGACAACGCAGGCTCTTATCAAGGCAACCCAAATTGGCTGCATTTTGAAATGGCAAAGCAATCCGCAGAAGCCTTCGAAGCCGCATGGCGGGCATTGCCCAAGCCTTAAATCGCCAGAAGAAATCACCCTCTTCAGGCTAGACCTCGGGACTAACTGTGTTTCCCTCATTGGTTCCGAGGTCGAATCCGCCACCTAGACCCGCGTCTGTGTTACAACATTCAGACCAGTCGAGCGAAGGGAAACGCAATGACCGATACACAATTCATTTACAGTTTCATAATGGGATGGGTCAGTTGCTGGCTATTCCTGAAAATGATGGCCAACAGATGATGCTCCCCACCTGGGGATATCTTCCATTATGGTCAAAGGACAAACTAACCCTCGTCCAAATCTTCACGGATTCGGCAACAGAAGAGATCGTCAAAGTCACAGTCGCCACAAGGCGCGCTCCCTGGATGACGTTTGCTTCGATTACAGAAGTTGAAAAGGTTGATTAAGAGAATCATGGCACTAGCCCTCATCACCGCTATATCCATTCCTGCTCCGGCATTCGCAGCTGCACAGCGCGACACCTTCAGCAAGTATCACGGCGTCCTGCCAGACGCGTACTACGACGGTCTAGCCCGTTGTGAAACTGGCGGAAACTGGCAACATTCCACCCGCTCCTATACCGGCGGTCTTGGCATTTACCGAGGCACCTGGAAGACATGGTCAGATTCCTCGAGCGCCAAAGGTAAAACCCCTGCGCAACAAGTCAAAGTCGCAGACGCAATTGCATTCAAAAGCCACATCAACCCAGACGGCACCAAAGTTTGGCGAGTCGGGCCGTGGGGTTGGGGATGCGTCAAAGGGCAGAAATCCTTACAGGCGTTTATCTGCAATTCCCGACACAAGGATGTTGCAAGATGGAAGCGCGGATGCGCTACTGTCCGTAAACACAACTAAACACAGATGAGGGAAACATCATGGAATTAACAACCGACGAAATCATTGCGCGACTGATGAATCTGTCAGTCAAACTTGACGGAGAGATGCGCTTCGAAGAAGGTGCCACAGTCAGTCAGGCAATCGCCCTGATTATGACTATGCGTAACTCGGCAGAACGCCTACGCCATCCAAGCATGAGCAACAACAACGACGAACTCAAAGCAGTCATCGAGTGGATTGTTGACCAGAAATGAGCATCGAAGACTACGAACCAGTTCAAAGCCGATTTTCACGTTTTATTGAATGGTCAGAAACACGGGAGCAATTCTTCTCTGTAATCTCTGAACTTTTGTCAGCCCCTGGCGACGACATTTGCGTAATGAAAACAACCATCCTGTGCGATGGCGTCGTTGTTGCGACAGGCCATGCCGAAGAAATCAGGAATCAAGGAAATGTCAATAAGACGAGTTCTTTAGAAAACTGCGAGACAAGTTCGCTCGGGAGATGTTTATCGAATTTTCCCATGCATAACTTCTGCGGGACATCGCTTGACAAACGCCCCTCAAGGGAAGAGATGCAGAAGGTTGAGCGAATGACGTCACGACCCAATGGAGGCGGAAGCATCACCGAGCCGTCAAACCTTGCGTCAGACAAACAACTCAACATGATCCGCGCGGTCTGCAAATCCATCGGACGCACAGTTCCGAGCGGGATACAGGGCTGGACAAAAAAAGAAGCGTCGGCATTTATTGACACAATCAAGACAAACCCTCCTGCACCGGAACACGAACCCGAAGAAGCATTCTGATGGTCGACTTTCTCATGCTGGTCATCATGTGCATCAGTCTGTTTATGTGCGGATTCCTCTTGGGAAAAGATGCCCGATGACGGTCTCCGAAAAGATATTCCAAGACCAAGTCATCAAACTCGCACGAATGCAGCAGTGGCTTGTCTTCCATGCGTCTCCCTCATCGCCCCGTCCTGGGGTATGGCGGTCAGACGGCAACGGATTCCCCGACCTTGTCCTCGTGTCAACATCTGTGCCTTCTCGAGGAGTCATCTTCTGCGAACTAAAAGCAGCCGAAGGCAAACTGTCAGCAGAGCAAGAGAAGTACGCACGATGCCTTGTCAACGCAGGAATTGAATATCACCTCTGGCGTCCTCGAGACCTTGACGCAATCGCAGCTCGACTTGGCAGGCAGGCAAAGATTCAATGAGGCAACCAGTCCGTGTCATTCTGTCTGATGCCGATATGCAGATTGCAGCGCATGGTGGCGTCAACCGTCGCCTCTTAGCAATTAAGCGAGCCGACCGACCAAACCAACCAAATCGCAAATACCACGAACAAAACTGGTTCCAGACAGACGTCTTTGGTGCCATAGGCGAATATGCCGTTGCCAAACTGCTCGGCGCGGAATGGCATTGGGAACAAGAAGCAAACGGATTCGACGTGTTGCAGTATCAAGTCCGGTCAACTGAGAACCCCGACAGCACCATAAAAGTCCGCACCAGAGACAATGCTGATCACAACTTCATCTTCTGCAAAGTACGAGAAAACCGCGTCCTCATCGAGGGCTGGATTACAGGCCGTGAAGTCATCGAGAACAATGACGAGATATTCCCCGACTGTTTCACCATCAAGGACTACCGCCTCTACCCGCTGACAGACCTTCCAGAGTTCCCTCAGACACTCCCTGCGGGCTGTGAAATGTACAAAGCCCCTGTCAAGCGCCTAGGCACCGTGTCATGATTGTCGTCGCCTGGTACATCCTTCTGTTAAGTATCGGGATAGCAATCCTCCAGGGGATACGCAAGGGTTAATATGCCAACACAATTTAGAGACGCAGGCCGACATCATCAGTTGCAGATGGTTCGCAGAACACGAGGGAACTCGGGTCGAGCAGTCTGCCTTCGGGCTACTGTGCAGCGTCCAAACGTCATAAATGTGAATGGTGACCGTCCAACGATGTCAAACATCCGGCAACCTCAGAGACATACTGGAATAGCGGGGGGCGAGCATTACACCAGACCCGACCACAACGAAAGAGAGCAAGACCCCTCGGGGGGTCGCGCTAGCAGGGGGCAACCATGAGCAAGAGAAGAAGTAGTCCAGAGTTCCTCAAGAGAAGAGCAGAGCTGCTACAAGGCAACCCGCTGTGCTACTGGTGCAACAAAGCACCAGCCACCGAAGCAGATCATCTCATTCCGTACGACCTCGTCGGGGATGACACAGAGTTAGTCCCCGCCTGCAAGCCCTGCAACTCACGTCGCGGAGCACAATACGTCAACGGCAACCGAACAGCAGCAGCCCATTCAAGAGCAGAACACCTCGGACTCGACCCAACGACAAAACCAAAAAAAACAGAAAATCAAGAACTTTTTTTGAAAAAAGAAAAAATAATGAC